TTTTCTAGCATGATTTTTGCTGAGTTAACTTCTGGGCCGAAGACATAGCGTGTCTTCGGCCCTTCCGCTTGTGGCGGACCAAAAAAAGAAGTTTTCAAAGCAGAGGCTTGTGGCGCTGCTTGTAACCCGAAAAAGTTTTACAAGGAGTGCCATAAATGGCCATTGGTGATTTGACCGCGCTGCCAGCAGCGCTTCAGAATGCGATCCAGCAGAACATGCTGGCCAAAGAATATCTGGATGCTCTTCGCTCAATTCTGGCTTATAGCCGCGAGTCATCGAAGACTGTAATTCCGGCGCACATTGGTGCGACCTATACATATACTCAGCTCGGTGAATTGCCGGCCACTCGTGCGCCGATTGACCCAGCTGGTATCAGCGGTCTCGATGATGGTCTTTCGACCGATGCTCTGGCCGACGAACAGTTTGGCTTCAAACTTTCGGATTATGCCAAGACTTTCGATATCGACTTGCTCGCTCAAAGAGCAATGATCAAGAACTACGTTCTTAACGTTGTTGCTCGCCAGGGCCGTCAAGCCGCTCGTATGCGTGAGGCCGTTGCGAAGTTCAAGCTGATGAACGCTTATGCTGGCGGTAATACCGTTGTGACAAGCGCAGGTTCAGCTACAACTACACAATGTACGGTTGATGACGTCACCGCTTTCGGCCTGGTGATGATCAATGGTAACTGGGTAAACGTTTCGTCTGGTAGCGGCATGCAGCTTCAAGTTGCTGACCTCACCAACACGGCAATCACTCTCCAGATTACCGGTATCACTCCTGACAGCACATCTGTAACTCCAGAAACCGACAATGCCAACCTCTCTAGTAGAAAGGCATGTGGTGGAGTCTCCGGAGTCCTGCACTATACATCGACTGGCGGTACTCCCGCGACCGGTGACATTCTGCAGGCAGCCAATGCTTCATTGGTCATTCGTCCGAACGGTAAGACCTCGACTCAAGGCCTCGCACCTGGGGACCTCTTCAATACGATGATGGTCATGCAGGGCAAGCAACAGCTTCACTCCCGCGGTGTTATGCCGTATGACGATGGCTGGTTCCGCTGCGTAATGCCTCCGAGTTCGATGACTCAGCTTTTCGCTGACGCCGACTTCAAGCAGGTCGCTACCGGTCAGTTGAACTCGCCCGAGTTCCGCTACGGTAAGATTGTCCGCTACCAGGGCGTCGAGTTCATCGAAACCACAGAAGCTCTTGTCCGCACTAAGGGTGCTGGTGCAAACGGCGCGGCTCTCGCTGTCGCTGTTAACTCCCCCATCCTGCTGGGTAAAGGCGCTCTGGTTCGTGGTGACTTCCAAGGTCTTGACGAATTCGTCGCCGAACAGCAGAACAACTCAGCTGTCCACCAGTTTGAAATGCTCGATGACATTGCGTTTTCGATCAGATCGCCTCTGGATAGATTGGGCCGCCTGATGACTTCCTCGTTTGAATTCATCATGGATTACTGCACGCCGAGCGATACGACTTCTACTCCGCAGCTTGTCCCTACAACCGACAATGCTGCCTACAAGAAGGCAATTCTGTTCGAGCACGCCGCCTAAGCGGAAGATCGAAGTAATAGGGTTTGAGTGCGCCGCCTTCGGGCGGCGCTCCCTCAACCAAAATAAAGGAGATATTCCGATATGTCGGACGGCAATCAGCTTCTTCCTAATTTGAATACGGCGGCAATTGTGAATGGCAACATCACAAGAGTCACGGAGGCCACAATAGCGGGTCTTGAGCCTCGTGTGAACGGGACCGGTTCTGTCAAAGTCTCTGGCACCGAAGCGACTGGCGACACAGTTTCGATTACATTTTCAGGCAAACTTTTCGCAAGCAGCGTTGTTGTTAGTGTGACTTCGGTCTCGGGAGACTCGGACCAAACCATTGCTGAAAAACTCGGTGCTGCAATTAATGCAAACTCGACTCTGGAAGGTTTCGGAGTTGAAGCGAACACAGATTCAGGTACCGCCGGCCAGGTCGATGTAGTTTGGCCAGGACCGCTCGGTTCATTTGTGACCATGACACCGCACACCACAGGCGCGGAAACTTTCACCACGACTCAAATCAGTGGTGGAAGTGGTCCAATTATTCCAAGCGACAATTTCCAATTCATGAATAATGGTGGCATCGTCAGACTTTGGAAGGGTCGAAGAGTGACCCTGGATAGCCCAACGCTAACTACTTTAGTCAATGGCGGCCCCAATTCTTTCACAGGTGTTTTCCCTTGCCAGTAGACAAAAACAAATTTTCAAAAGAGTCGGATGAGACTGCCAAACCGGTTGAATCCGCCCCGGCAGAAGTTTCCGAACCTGCCGTTGTTGAACCTCAAAAGCCAGAAGAGCCTCCGGCCAAAGAGATACCCGCAGAGAAGCCAAAAAATGTCTATGTCAGGGTATTGCATGATAACGCTGTGAGCTTCAATGGACAGCTTGTGCAGTTCAAAAAGGATCAGATAGTTACCGATCCGATATTGGCCAAGTTCCTCATTGAAAACAAAATGCCAGTAGATGCAGTGCTTGAGGGTGAAGATTTTTATTTCTGCGAGAAGTGCCACCACCATAATCGCATTAAGAAGTAAAAGGATGAAGGAGGACAATTTAAGTGGCTCTCCTTGAACCCCAGAAAAGTAGCATCAGACGCCATCTTCAATATGGCAATATAGGCTTGTCTTATAACGCAGCCGGCGGTGGCTCCCTGGGAGCAAACGCTGGCTTTCGTTATTTCAACGAATGGGGCGACCTTGAAATAAGGATGGATTCGCTACAGCCGGTGGACGAGGCTTGTATAACGGGTCTGCCTTATGGCGTCATGATGTTCCAGGGGCCGGATCCGAATCCGGGCGACGAGCTTGTTTTTACAATTGCCGGCGGCGGTCTATCATCGACCCAGACAATCACGGTGACAGCCGTGGAAGGTCAAGACAGGAATGACTTCTGCGCTGCAGCGCAAATAGCTGTCGCGCAAAATATAGCCGTCAACGCTGCTGGGATTATGAGCTTTGCTCCGATTGCGGCAAAGAGCGATACGGGCATTATTAAACCTGTTAGTGAGCTCCAATTTGTAGCGCGCAGTTCATTCACCCTGGCCATTACGAGCCAGACAGGTAACGTCGCTGCAAATATCCCTTTCAACAACCAACAGATGGATGTGATGCAGACCATCAGCGGGACCAATGTATATGGATTCCTGGCGATCTGTAATGCACTTTACGCGCTCATTGGTACTGCTAATGATCTGATGGCCGTGGACAAGGCCGATGTTTTCACAGCCAGGCCGACAGAATATAGGGACCGTCGCCACTCGTGGAAGCGGGCCGTGGATGACATGGCTGATTTCCTGGTCGCGCGTGTTAATCCGCAGCCATCGCATGGTTTTAGAAGTAACGTAGGCTCACTCTAATGCTTTATAGTGAGATTCAGAAGTACATTGATAAAGGGCTTGGGTTCGCGTCAAAGGTCCTCGGGCCGCCTCACAATGTCTATCGGCCAACGAGCCAAGACGATGAGGGAAACCTTTTAATAGAATCGAATCTGATTTCTTCAAACTACCCCGTATTCTCCAAAATTGCCTATGGCGGCGGTGTCAGAGAATCATTTGAATCTGAGAAGAACCAGGGCATCATGTTTTACCGTATCATTGCGGATATGTCTCCCTTTCTGGTAGGAGATATCTTCATCAATGCCGACCCCGTTTATGGCGAGGGAAGCTCAGGTGCTAATTTCGCCAACGATCAATTCAAGGGCTTCGCGCTTGCTGATCATTCACCTATAAAGAAGGCTTTGGGCGGTCGACTGAATTGTTGTGTAAATATATTGCGCCCGGCCGCGACCACAAATCAGAAGAGCCAGTATGACAGAACAAAGCAGAACATGGTGCCGGTTGTCCTTGCCGATGGAGTATTTTCCCTTGGGACTGTTGGTCAGACGCCGGCAAATATCCCAGCTGGTTTGATTGCCCAAGGAAGAAGTTATGGCGATAAGGCATTCTCAGCTGTGCCAGCCGAGCAGAGAAAGTCAGGTTGGGAAGTTTATGTTCCGGCGCTCAATGGTTTCGATATTAGGGAAGGCGACAAGATAATTGGGCCCGACGGATCGAGATACGTGGTCATTATTCCATTCACTCAGTTTGTTGGCGCGACCGGTGGCCAGTGGTTCTGTGAGCGGGAGGCATCGGGCCAATAATGGCAACGCTTTCTGAAATCAATAGCTTTCTTGTCAAAACAATTTCAACCGCCCTCACCACTGCCGGGGTCACTAATGGCCAGGTAGGAAGCGAGTGGCCCTCGACTGAAATACTTCAGGACGTTGGTAAAGATTGTGGCCCGGTGCTCGCTTTGATTCATAGGCACACGCCATACGAAAGCGGCAATATGAGGTTCCCTCATTCAGTTACGTCAAGTCCTGCCGCGATAACTTCGACAGTTTCCAGTCGGTCAATTGCAGCTGGCCAGACTACAACTATTACCATTGCACTTGCTCAAGGTGCGACTCAGACGAAGCCTGGTGACATTGTTTCTGTCATTTGGCTGAACGGTGACACGTATTTCAATACCTCGTATACAGTGAAGTCTGGTGACACAGTTTCAGCAATTGCCACCGGCTTGGGAGCGGCAGTTCAAGCTGCTCAGCAGACGGTTACGGTTGCGGCTTCGGCAAGCGGTGCAGTGCTCACACTTACAAATAACGGTTCGGTTGGATATCAGGTTTCTTCAAACGTCGGAATAACCATTCAGACAAGGGAAGGCATATTGTGGGCTTGTCGATACATGCAGTTAAATGCATGGAGCGGTGACCTGGCTACTAAGTTCAAAATTCAGCAGGCAATTGAGCAGCAATTTGCTATTTGGCATGATCAGCGCGGATTCTTCTTGCTGTCTGGTGAATGGGTGGAGTTCAAGTTTAGAGACGCCAAGCCAGATGACGGCGATACCGACAAAGATGTCTATACGGATTTGTATTTGTTCGATTTGAAAAATATTGTCGACCAGAAAATCGATAAGTGGGCCATCACTGCGCCAAGCGTGCAGGTAACTGGCCCCGCCAACATTTCTGATATTCAATAAAAATTAGACTAGAAAACTAAATCTTTAAATTGGCGCCTGTAATCCCGAAAAGGTACAGGGCCAAATGAACTTCATTTTCGACCAAGGCCAGCTCAATTTGGCAGCCTTAAATACGCCAGGCGCGTATGTGCAGTTGATGACGCCGACAGGCTTAGCTGTAGCTGGTCCGTCGAATGCGATTGCTGAACTCGGAACAGCTTCGTGGGGACCTGTGAATCAGGCTATGGGTCCATTTGGTGATCCTGGTTCTGCTGCCTTTGTATTTGGCCAGTTCAACGCAGCACTTTTCAAAACTGACCAATACGATCTTATGCGCGCTGTCATGCAGTCGATGGAGCAGGCACAGACTGACGTGTCGCTCAATTGCTGGCTTACAAGAATTTCTGACGGCACTGATGCCGCAGCAACAATCACTCTCAAGGATACCACCAGTGGCACTGCGCTCAATGGTATTACCTTGCCCGCTAAGTACACAGGCACCGGTGGTAATTCAATCACATTGATTATTGCGGCCGCTGGTCCTGCAAATGTCTACAACGTCACAGTTATTTCTTCGATTGGCGGCCAAAATTACAGCGAGGCATTCCTTGGAATTGCAGGCGCCACTGGCGCTGATAGTCCGTTCTGGGCCAATCTGAATCAGGCGCTTTTGTTCGGCAATCAGTCGCGTGGGCCCTCGCAAGTTCTTGGCACTCCGACAAGTGTTTCAGCAACCGCCAAAGACCCTGCTACTGGAACGTTCACTCTCACCGGTGGAACTGACGGGCGCTCGGGTGTTACTTCAGCTAGTTTCTTTGGATCAGATGTTGTGGGCAACAGACAGGGCATCTATACGATGCGCAGTTTGAACATTGTGCCGGCTTTCATCTATTGCGCCGGGCTGGTTGATTCAACCAAGTACGCGACCATCCAATCATTCTGCTTACAAGAGATTGTTCGCGCCGTTTTGCCTTTTGCTTCCGGCACTTCAACAGCTACTGCTGTGACGAATCGGCAGACTAACGGTATTTCCGATAAGCGAATTATGTATGCTCGCAACTGGATCTACTGGACCGATCCGGTCTCGGGAAGCCTACTTTTTACCGACCCCGTAGCAATAATGATTGGCTTTGCGGCGTCGCTCTCGCCGCAGTTGAGTCCGCTCAACAAGCCAATATTTGGTGTTGTCGGATCAGAGGAAACGTCTCCAATTCCTGGTGACGAAATTGGCCAACTCAACTCAAATGGCATTTGGATAATTTCAAATCCGTGCTTGCAGTCTGCATTTTGGGGTATTGCTTCTGCCACGACCACAAGTGCAAATCCGCAGTATCAATCGGACGTTTCAGTTGCCCGCCTGCAGGATTACATTGGCTTGCAGATGGCAACGGTGCTTGCTCCGTTTGTTGGTCAGCCACAGGGTGAAAGAGATCCTGATCCGATTCGGTCTGCGATCAAAAACAACATCGACGAGCTCATGCAGCAGTTCTATGACGACAGCTTGATCGTCGACTGGGAGTCAGAGTGCGATGCAAAGTTAAACCCTGCTGCTCAAGTGCAGGCCGGTTATTGCCGCGCAACTCTTGAGTACGTGCCTTTTGCAACCATCAAGTACCTGGTTTTGAACCTCGGTATTTCAAATCAACTCAGCGCTGGTCAAGCGCTGAATCAGGCTAACCAGGGAGGTTAATCGTGCCTACGATATATTCGATTGACGGTAAGAACTCTGGCAAGGATGTGTCCATAACCATCAAGGACAATCTGGGCAACCAGGTTAATGCCGCTCAAATTGGCATTTTGACTCACTTCTCGGTTGAGACCGATTATCAGATGTGGGAGACCAAATCGCTGATTAACGGCGGTGCAGTTTTCTTCGAGTCTCTTCCGCACGGTTCTAAGTGCAAGATGAAGTTTGCACGATACAACTCTGCTCTAGAAGATATGGAGTCGAGCTACCGCACAAATTCTTTGAACGGCACGCAGGTTAGTTACACTATCCAGTACCAGACAGTAAATAGAGATGGATCGATTAACACTCGCCAGCTTCTGAATTGCAAGCCGCACAACTGGAATCTTGGCGAATACGCTCCGGATGCAGACGTAACTCAGTCGGTTGATTTCGTTTCCACTGATGTCAGCGATACGGGTTCCGGCTCGGGACTGTTTGGCAGTTAAACCCGCCTGGAGTTTTTTAAATGTCAGAAAATCAGTTGCCTGAGGGGGCTGTGCCGTTGGACGCTGTTATGCCGGCTCAACCATCATATGAGATTCAATTGGCTCCGTATGAAGCAAATAAGGTGGTGACGGTAGAGTTGTCGGATGGTCGCAAGGTGCGCCTTGCAAAACCAACGGCATCGCCTCGCAGAATAGAGTTAAGGATTCTGAGTGGCCTTGAGCTACCTCCGCTCCAATTTGAGCTGGAAAAGAAAAGAGTTAGATCGCTTTTGTATGTTTCGCATATCAACGGCAATCAGGTTACTCGCCCGGTTGACATGATTACTTTTCAGGCGCTTGAAGAGCAGATTGGCGATGAGTTCCTTGACACCATTTTCACCCAGTATGTTTTGAATTTCCCTGATCAGGACTCGACCACGGCTGCTGACGTAAAAAAATAGCTGAGGATCCAGATTGGCTCGAGGTTCTCATCTGCATGCAGAATGGTTATACAAAGGCTGAAGCAGAAGAGCTGGATCCCGCGGAAAGACGAGCTGTAGTTTTAGTTGTCGGGTTACAAAATGGCAGTAAAGTCAATTGGACTAACGCCACGTTTTTCCCACGGGATGATTGATCATGCAAGATATTGGCGACCTCGCAAAAATGTTTGGCCAGATGGCGGCAGGTAGCTATAAGCAGAAGCTGTCACCAGTGCTTGACCTTATGGGCCATACCGTTAAAGCTGAAGTTCAAAAAGAGATAGGTGAGTACCAGGGGCCGATCGGTCCATTCCCGGCTACAGCGTCCTTAGCTCCGGACACGCTTTATCTCAAGGCCGAGAGGGGCCATGGAAAAGGTGGCGATCCTGATACACCACTTTGGGCAACTGGTGAGTTTCACGATTCAATTCAGGTCGCGAAGCATGTTGAAACGTTATCAGTGGAAGTCGGCACAGACGTTCCTTATGTGAAATACCAGGAGCTTGGCACAAGCACTCAACCACCCAGGCCGGTATTTGGTCCGTCGACGCTCAGAGCAATACCTAAAATTCTGCCAGACATTTCGCAGTCCGCCGGCAACGCACTTGGTCAGGCGGCTGGAGCATGGGGCCATCTCGGCGTAGAAGGCATTACCCGGGCTGGTGGTAATGACACCGGAAATATTCTTCCCTAGAAATTGAATTTTTCAAAATAACAAAAGCTCTCTGGAGACCTTGGCTTGAATACGTTTGATGCTGGCGTAACATTGCATTTGATCGATAAGTTGAGCCCAGCTCTTGCTGGCGTTGCTCGCTCACTTACGTCGACAAAGACCGCTGCCAAGGCTCTGGAAGATCAAATGAAGAGAATTCATTCGACCTTCAGCAAGGGACTAATATTGGTTGGCGGTGGCATGGCATTGGCCAGTCCGCTTATTGCCGCGACAAAATCGGCGATGCATCTTGAGTCAGCATTGGCGCGCGTGAAAATTCAGACTCATGCGAGTGATGCGCAAATGCGCATGCTGAATGACACTTTTACAAAGACTGCCAATGCCACAGGGATATTCTCCAAACCGACGCTTGCGAAGTTCGCCAGTGAGATGTACTCATCTGGTATTGCTGATGTTAATCAGATCAATCGGCTTCTTCCCATTATGGCTAAAGCTGCTGACGTAACTAAGCTTATGTCCGGCGGAAAAATTGGGCCAGAAGAGACGCTTCACACACTGACAGCTCTCTCACATCAGTTCGGCCGCTACGATACAAAGTCAATGACAGACATGGCAAATGCTGCTGTGGCGATGTCTCTTCAATTGCCTGGTGGCATGAAGTCCCTGCTTGGCACAGGTTCGACCGTGAACGTGCCAGCAAACAGAATCCTTGGTATCGATCCCCTTGAATTGATGGCCTTTCAGGCAGCTGTTTCACAGACATCTGGCAGTACAGGGTCTGGCGGCAAAGGTCGCATGTCTGCCTCCAATCAGATTAATGCTCTCATGAGAGCAATGCCAGGCCTGCTGGGTTCAGGACTGTTATCAGGAAAGTCTGGATTTGCTGCCGCAGTTCTTGGCCTGGGCGACCATAGCGGCGGCGCAACTTCGATGGTGAATGGGAAATTTAGTTTCCAACGTTTCCAGGATATCTTGAGCTCTTTTGAAAAGATGTCTTCCGTTGAGATTGCTCAGCGGATGAAAAAGAATGTCGACATGCTCGGCAAAAAAGCACCTGATGAAGCTCCGCTTATCAATGCTGCTTTGGCCGGGAAAGTTAGTAAAGCTCAGCTCATGGCACAGCTTTTCCAGTGGCAATTTGGATCAGCTGGCACAGTGGCTCAGTTGATTGGTGATGAAAAGTTTGGCGGGGTCATGAAACGTCTGTCCGGCTCAGCCAGACAGGCGGTGTCCGGCGGCGGCATTGAGAAGATGCAAGATCAAGTTATGAAGACGCTTGAGGCTCAGCTCACCCGTTTGAGCACGAACTTTGAGACTCTTTCATCCACAATTGGTTCTCAGATAATTCCTGTGATTACGCCACTGGTTGAGAAGCTTGGCGATATTGTGGACCAGGTCAATACCTTCGCGTCAGCGCATCCAAAGATTACGATGGCTGTTACTTCACTTATCGCTCTCGCGAGCGCTTCCCTCATCGCTGCCGGCACGTTCAATATTTTGAAGGCTGGATTCATGGCTATGCAGTTTGTATCGCCTGCCATTTTGACTGGTGCTACATCAGCGCTTATGAGGATCGGTCCCGCGCTTGCAGGACTGAGGCCAATAGTGATGATTGCTTTGGGATTGATAACTAGATTCAATTTGCCTTTGACAATTTTGTCAGTTGCCATTGCGAGTCTGAGTATTGCTGCTGTTGTGGCAGGCAATTTTATTCGTGAGCATTCTGCTTTCTTTATCCATATAGCGGCCCGTGTTGTGCACTGGGTTGACACTGTGAATCAGCGTTTCCAGATGCTTGTGAGTGGACTTGGAAATGTCGCATCTGCCATTGGTAATTTGATAGCGACACTTGGCGGCGTTATCGGCAAGCAGCTTTCATCGTTGCCTCTTACGAAGGGCATCGGTGAACAACTGACAAAAGCTACAGCTGGTATTAAGAACGGCATCGATAAAGCGCTTGCGGTTGATCAGGTTACGCAGAAACGCGATGAAAAATACCTTGGTTCGATGGGCCTCGGCGGACTTGTTAATGCAATCAAGGGTGATTCTAAAAATGCAGCTGTGGCCAACGGGCCTGTTATACATATAGATGCAAGAGGCGCTAATCCTGACGAAGTTCATGCTGCCGTGAAAAAGGCTTTGGATGAACATGAGAAAAAGAAGACACGTAATTTGAACCATGCCCAGATGGCTTCTGGTGGAAACTCCGTTGGTAAATCAATCAATACAGGGGGTGCTACCAGGCAATGAGCACTTTCCCTCTTACAATTGGTGGCATAAGCCTTGGTGAAGATAATCCGTTTGAAGCACCCAATGGTGATCAAGGCGGTTTAAGTGATCTTGGCTCAAAACAAAATTGCGTCGTTCGTGAGTATCCTGGCGGCCAGGTAACGGCCCAACTCTTTGGCAGCTTTCCAAAGAAGATTAGCTGGGGCGGTATTTTGTTTGGGAGCAACGCTGTTGATCGGTCGTTTGATCTTCAGCAGCTGTGTGATAACGGCGAGCAAGTAACTCTGGAATATTCTCAGTGGTCCTTTGACGGTTTTGTAGAGGATTATTCGGTCACCGCTGCTAGCGTTAACGAAGTTCATTACAAAATGTCCTTCATCCCTGTGCAAAATAACAGCACTGTCAGCGGTGGTAATCTCGCAACTACTAATGATCCTTTTGCAAGCATCGTGGGCAATGCCCAAGATGCATTGACACAACAATCTACCTCTCCATCTTCAGGTGCGATTCTGCCAGCACCGGTTCAAACTGCTGCAACTACTCTCAATCAGTCCGTTAATCAGGCGCTTCAGGGCACGGGTGGCTCTGTATCCGCGATTGATTCGGCAACAGTTTCCGATCTTCAAGATCAGATTTCCAATCTGATGGATCTGCTCACGCCTTTGATTGGCGGCTCGGACTCAGGTATGGCTAGTGCCGCTGGTGATTTGAATGGCACGCTTGGCACGTTGCAAACTGCCTTTGGCGCCACACAAACGCAGCTACTCGATACAGTCACAGTTCAGAATCCCAATCTGTATCAGCTGTCCGCTCAATACTATGGCTCTCCTTGGCTGTATCGCTATATTCAAGATTGGCCGGATAACAACCTTACCGACCCCCTGCCGGTGACAGACAGCCCCATTCAAGTTCAGATACCAGTTCTTCCGCCGCAGACCACATCGGGGCCTGCGACGGTGGTTTCATTGGCCGCATAATGGGATTAATCCGTCAGGTTTATACGGGAATAAGTATCGCCGGAAGTGACTTTCCTGTCCTGAAATGGCGCACCACTCTTGCCAATCAGGGAAGTATGGGCACGGTTCATGCTGAAGGAGCCTTGAGCGATCTTCTCGATGCAGGTCTCGACATTGTCGAGCTTGGGCAGTCAGTAACAGGCGCACAAATAGAAGCCTACGGTGGTTACGACGACAGTCCCTTGCTGTTTGGCGGTGTCGTTGATAGTTTTCATTTGGATATTGATAATAATTCGTTTGAAGTAAAAGGTCGCGACTGGTCAGCTTATCTAGCTGACGGTCGTCAAACGATGGCCGGTATGAATTACAGAAATCAGACAGTGGCTCAGATTGTCAAACAGATTGCTGATCAATTTGAAATGGGAACGGACATAACTGATCCGGGCATCAAGGCCGGTCCTCTTATGAACAATGAAAATAGTTTCAATCCACATCCACAAAGCTATTGGACACTGCTTCAGAATCTAGCTGAGCAGGTTGGCTTTGAATGCTATTCGACGCCCGATCAGGTTCTCTATTTCGGTCCGGAAAAGGACCAGAGTTCAATCACAGTCAATTACGGTGCCAAGCCCGGCGCTAGCGTTGAGAATCCTGGGTGGGGTCTTGTTATAGATTATGACCCTAGAAACAACAGCAATATCGTGGTCAAGGCTCTTTCGATGAACCCTCAGACCACCAAAAAGGTAAGTGCGAGTGCTCAAGCTAAGCCTGTAAAGCTCAAGAAATGGCAGAAGACTCAAAGCAGTCAGACTGGTGGCAATTCAAAGCAGAAGTATCCCGGGTTTGGCAAATCAGGAAACAGTTCGCCATCGAAATCGATTTATTATATTCGCTGTCCTGGAATGTCAGCCGATCAGGCACAAGCTCGGTGCCAAGCGATGGCTGACAATTTGGCTAAACATCAGATTGTTTGTGGATTGTCGATTGAAGGCAATGATGAGGTTGTTGTGCACAGCCAGGTTACGCTAGTTGAGGCAGGCGATATTTCCTGCTGCGGATTTGACGGTATTGCATTCAATGCGGCAGAAGTGACTCATTGTTTTGATATGCCGCAGGGAACATCATCGACAGGCGGCTTTGTAACCGAGATGAGACTAATCGCGCAGGTGTCGGATTAATGACTGCCTGGATTCACGATTATTTGGCAGTTATGAGCAGGCAAGCTAACGACCAGGCTCAGAATCAAGAGTTCAACTTGATCGGCCACGTCATTGAATATGACGTGAACACAAACATGTGTCGAGTACTTCTGCCAACCAGGCGTGCTGAAAATGATGACAGCTCAAGTGGTGATTCTAGCAGTGGCGGCTCAAGTGATTCTGGTCAGACAATGGAAACTGGCTGGATCCAAGTGGGTGTTCCTGCCGTCGGCAAAGGCTGGGGATTCCAGTATTGCTTGAAGGGCGGAGCGACGGCTGACAATCCAGAACAGGGCGAGCAGGTTCAAGTCACTATCCAGGATCGTTTCAGCGGCTTGTGCGCAGTTGCAAATTTGACATTCAATGATGAGATGCCGCCGCCTGGCGCTGGCCAAAGTGATGATTCAAGTGGTTCCGGGTCAAGCAGTTCAAATGATGTGAGTAGCGGCGGCTCAGGGGGTAGCAGTGATGCGGACCCTGCCACTGATGCTGATGGCTCTCAGCAGCTTCAACCTGCGGAATGCATAGTTTTTAAGCATGAGTCAGGGGCAATTTATAAGTTCTATGAGGACGGCAGTATCAGGGTCAACAGCCGCGGAACGCTTTATTTACAAGTCAAACAAGACATAAATATCGTGATAGAAGAAGGCAATTTAATTGCCGACGTCCAAAAAGGCGACGTGAAAGCAACCGTAGACATGGGGAACGTGTCCCTCGATGTGGCTAAGGGAAGCATCAGCGTGACTGCGGATACAAGTGATATTAAAATGGCAGCCACAAAAGGCAATTTCAATATCAGCTGCGGCAAAGACTTCAGCGTCATGGCCGGCGGTCTTGTGAAACTGATCGAGGGCGTTCCCCCAGCCCCTGCCGGAGGTGCAACACCGTGATTATTCAATCTATAACTGGAAGTATTCAGCACATTGCTGCGCTTGATATAAGTCAGGACGCAGGTCTTGAACTGAGTGGGAATGCCACAAAAATAAACTATACAGCAAAAGCTCAGGCGAACATCGCCGCCCCAATACAGAAGATTCAGGGTATTGCCAAGAATCTCCTGGGCAGTTTGCTGAGTCAAATATCGTCGATTACAGACTTGCAAGGCATGCTCAGCCAGGTTCAGCAAACTTTTGGTGACGCCCTCGGCCTGAGTGGCCTCACCAGTCAACTCGGTTCTTTGACCTCGTCGTTTTCTAGCCTTACATCTCTGGCCGGCTCGTTTGGCGATCTCAAGGATTTGGCTGGCAGCCTCGGTTCGTTTACAGATCTTGGCTCTGCTTTGAGTTCAATTACTCAGCCACTGTCGTCATTGTCGGATTCTCTAGATAGCGTCACCGGTGCCTTTGATTCTCTCAGTGGCGCTTCAGATATGCTCTCGGACCTGGCCGGGTCTGGCACTATGTCGAGCGCCAGTCAAAACTTGACCAATTTATCAAATAACACACAGACGCAGACGCCATCGGTAGCAACACAAGTGACCACTACATCTGTTAGCGCAAGTAAGAGTATTGACCGTGTAACTTCAGCTCTTAACGCTGCGACGACCCTTCAAACGCTGGGGATCAAAATGAGTCAGCCGAATTCAACGGCGACTGTTGCAGAATTAAGCTCGTTGATGGAAGACATTTACAAGATTCTGACCGGAGTTCCGGTCACAGAAGCACTTTCAAATTTGTCCGACCAGGTCGACACAATGAACGGCAATATCACAGGTGTTAAGCCGGATGTTGATGCCGTTGCCACTCTGGTGAATTCTTTATGAGCCAGATTGCACTGGTCGGTAAATCAGTATGTGGGGGCGGCCCAGGTGCAACTGGAGTTGGACTAATTCTCGGGCCAGGGGACCTTACACAATTTGCCGATGGGGACATTGTGAGTAAGGTTGGCGATGCGATTGCCACACATGGCCCAGCCCCGCATGATGCTGGAGTAATCATCAGCGGCAGCTTTGATACTTTTCTTGATGGAATTCCTCTTGTTAGAGTGGGCGATCAGACTAGTTGCGGTTGCACAGTTCTTGAGGGAGATTTTGACGCTTACTGCGTGTGAAGGTGAATCATGCCGACGAATACTAATCCAGATCCTAATCCTATTTCAGTGTCTCTTCCCTGGGGTCAGGATCTAATAGTGACTCCCGATGGGAGTATTGAATTCTGCACCGGTGATCAGAAGATTCAGCAGAGAATAATTCGCCGCTATTACACCTGCCCTGCTGAGAAGCTTGAAGGTGAACCGCCAATTGTTGGCGATTACCTCATGGATCAAACATACGGCCTTGGAGCGAGCAGATTAATCGGTCAGCCGATTAGTCCAAAATTGGCAGCCAAGCTTACTCAAAAAATCAACGCGGCCGTACTGGTAGACGAAAGCGTCGACACAACTCAACCGCCAGATATAACGCTTTATGCAACTCCCGGAAGCAATACTGTATGGGCGAAAGTCTTGGTGTATTTGTTGAATAACACCACGATTGAGTTGACATTCCCAGCAAATGGCACGCCCTCTTAAAATCGATAGGTAAATTTACTCTCTAAAGTTTTCTCGGTAGCGCCCGGGAAAGCTGATGCCATTAAATACAAAAACTGACGAGCAATTTGTTTCAGACCTTGTCACGGCCTGGACATCAATAGTTTCCGCGGCAAAAGGAATTTCGCTCTCTCCCAATTTGGCGAGCGGCGATCCACTCCTGGCCATGCTTCAGGCGCAAGCGCTTGCCGGCTTGATGTTTATTCAAAGTCAGGCCGTCACGATCAACATGCTGACAAGAGCAAAGACATCGGAAGGCCCTGACCTCGATTCTTGGATGGCACAATTTGGCTTTTCTAGGCTGCCTGCAGCTTATGCGAGCGGCACAGTTCAATTTTCCGTCCGCGCAGTCTTGGGAACAAATGTCACCATTCCAGTTGGCACAATTATTCAAACAGCTGATAGCACAATCCAATATCAAGTTGTCGCAAATACAGAAAATGCCAATTTCAACGTAGGCCTAAATGGATACGTCTTGCAGGCAGGCCAGCTTAGCGTTACCGCCTCTGTTCAAGCGCTCGTATCAGGTTCGGGTAGCAATGTCCAGGCGGGAATGCTCAACACATTTGCTTCGTCAGTATCGGGCATAAATTTCGTCACCAACACAGCGCCAATTTTGGACGGCGCCAATCCAGAGTCTGACGCTTCGCTGCGTTCCAGATTTATTCTCTTTATCAACTCAGTTAATGCCCGCACCACCCCTGCTGGCACCTATTCAGCTTGTCTTGATGTGCCCGGTGTTGTTTCAGTTGCCGTTCTCGAAAATCAGGATGCTCAAGGTCGCTTCCTTCCGGGCTATGGCGTCATTGTTGTAGATGACGGTTCTGGTTCGCCTCCTGACTCTTTGCTTAACGCTGTACGCGCTGTTATTGCAGCACCTAATGCGCCGTCTCGCGGTTTTACGATCACGAACATTGTCCGTGGCCCCACACTTGCGACGGTGACTATTGCACTCTCGGTTCGTATCGATACTTCATCGCCGAGCGTTCCCAATTCACTCTTGAATGTGCTCAATGCTGTGTTGGATTATGTAAATGCCCTTGAAGTGGGCAATACTCTTTTCCTTGAGAATATTTCGGCGACCGCAAAGGCTGCTGACCCATATGTCATCGCAGTCGGCGCGGGAAGCGTGCTTATAAATGGTCTGGCGAAAGATCTCGTGGCCACGCCAAGCACTATTATCCGCACAAACAATGTGCTGACTACCATAGGTCAATTCTAAATGGGCGCTCAGGCAACCACCTGCGCAGTGTATACAGCCGACCAATGGGCGGTCAGACTGCTTCAGGTTTTTCCTCTGCGGTGGACAAGCGATGAAGCACGAACGGCCTCCGGCATACTCTATTCGTGGTTTAAAACCACCGGCACACAATATAACTACCTTGAACAGAACCTTGACTGGCTTTTGGACTCTGAGCGACTTCAGACTGCTCAGGATGTTGCTTTAGATGCATTTGCCGCTGATTATTTCGGAAAGGTTTATGGCATAGACCTTTCTGTTGTGCGAGCTCCTGGGCAAAATGATGCTTCGTTTTTACAGACGATCATCAATAATCTTCTTCAGCCCGGAGGGACGCGAGCCGATATCAATCGGATTCTGACGAATCTAACGGGCCAGGCTCCAAGAATTGTTGAGCCTTGGAATGTCATGGATACTTGCTCTTTTAAGGGCATCAGTTATTGGGGCGTCGATACGCCCTCTAACCCAGGTAGATTTGGTGGTTACCGTCCGTTCCAGGCGTTTGTCGAGGCTGTTATGCCTGGCTGGGCCGGGCTGAGTTATCCCTATTGGGGATTCAATTCGCCCGGAATGTGTTTCAACAATTCATATTTTATGCCGCAGCAGACG